GGCTGGTTTTGCGTACTCGACGGAGCTTGCCGGCGTCCGTAAGCGTGGCATGTCTGGTGATGTGGCGGAGCAGCTGGCGTATTCGGAGTGGTCGGTGGACGAGGAGGACTTTGACCCGGCTGATCCGCGCGGGTGGGCGCAGGCTAATCCGTCGATTGGCTATGGCTACATGACGTTGGAGTCGTTCGATTTTGAGTACCGCAGGTACAAGGCGTCGGACAATGTGGCGGCGTTTGCTCGTGAGCACCTTGGTGTGTGGGAGATGAAGGCGGCGAACTCGGAGATCCCGGAGACGCAGTGGGTGCGTGGTCGTGATCGGGACTCGGAGATTCGTGATGATCGGATTGTTGTGGGTGTGGAAGTGTCGAAGGATCGTCGGGCGTCGGTGGCGGTTGCTGGTGCGTCGTGGGATGGGCGTGTGCAGGTTGAGGTTGTGAAGAATGAGGAGGTTGGGCCGTGGGTTGTGGCGGACGTGAAGCGGCTTATGGACAGGTGGGATGTGCTTGGTGTGGCGTTGGATGCCTCGGGGCCGGCGGGTGCGTTGTTGTCGGAGTTTGCGGAGGCTGGTGTTGATGTGAAGCCGTTCGGTTCGCGGACGGTGGCGCAGGCGTCGGTGTCGTTTAAGGAGAAGGTTCTGGCTGGTCAGTTGGTGCATTTGGGTCAGCCGGTGTTGGATCAGGCGGCGTTGTCGTCGCGTGCGAAGCGGGTGGGTGATCTGTGGATGTTTGATCGTGAGAGTGAGTTGGCTGATACGTCTCCGCTTTTGGCAGCTACCATTGCGGTATCACACTGGGGTTATTTGTTGGGACAGGCGGCTATGAGCGTGCAGGAGGATGATGTGCGATGGATCTGGTGAAGGGCGTTACGCCGATGGACTTGGAGCATGCGGATCTGATGGAGGATCTGGTCAGCGCGTTGGAGCGCGAACGGATGCGGTTGGAGTCGTTTTACGACTGGTACAACTTTGCGCAGCCGGCGCCGGCGACGCCGAAGAACGCCACGGTTGAGCAGAAGGCGTTGGCGAAGAAGGCGCGTACGCCGCTGTTGCGGCTTGTGGTGGAGGCGACGGTGGAGCCGTTGCGTGTTGAGGGGTATCGGCCGAGCGTGGAGTTCGATCGTGACGATGATGGTTGGGTGCCGTATGCGTGGCGCGCGTGGACGCTCAATGGCATGGGGGCGCGGCAGTCGCAGGTGTATCGTGACGCGGCGATTGCCGGCTACAGCTTTGTGACGGTGGTGCCGGGTGAGGGTCCGGACGGGGAGTCGATGCCGCGGATGCGGCCGGTGTCGCCGCGGCGGATGTACGCCGAGTACGACGACCCGTACGGTGACGAGTTCCCGATCCATGCGGTGCAGGACATGGGCCGTGGCCGGTTCCGACTGTTCGACGATCAGTTCATCACCGACTACAAGGTGCAGGACGAAAAGCGCGACAACGGCGAGACGAAACGTTCCTTTGTCCGCGTCGGCGAGCCGATCGAGCATGGTGCTGGTGTGTGCCCGGTGGTGCGGTTTGAGAACCTGGTGGACACGGAGGGCCGCTGTGTCGGCGAGATCGAGCCGTACGTGGATGTGGCGGCGCGGTTCGATGTGACCCAGATGGACAAGATCCTGGTGCAGCGGCACAACTCCTGGAAGATCATGTATGCCACTGGTCTGAACCCGCCGAAGGATCTGTCTGAGGAGGAGCAGCGCCGCACGAAGGTGCGCATGCGCCAGGAGGATATGATCCTTGCCGGTTCGGATGTGAAGTTCGGCCAGCTCGATGAAACGTCGATGGGTGGGTTCCTCACCGCGTTGAATGACGAGCTCGAGCTGTTGTCGTCGGTGTCGCAAACGCCGACGTCGGTCATGTCGGGCAACCTGGTGAACCTGTCGGCGGATGCGCTGGCGGAGTCCAGGATCATGCACACGCTGAAGCTGTCGCAGCGCACCACGAACTTCACTGTGGAGTGGGGCCGTGTGTTGCGAGTGGCGTGTGAGGTTGGGGGTGCCTCGGACGAGGCGAAGGATTACATGGCGTCGGTGGTGTGGGCCGAGATCGAGGTTCGCTCGCTGGCGCAGACGGTGGATGCGTTCGGCAAGCTGGCCGCGCAGCTCGAGGTTCCGCCGGTTGGTCTGTGGGACAAGATCCCTGGTGCAACGTCCTCGGACATTGCACGTTGGGAGAAGCTGCGTGAGCTCAAGCGTGAGGAGGATCTTGAGATCGAGGCGATCCTTGCCGGCATCGAGGCATCCAAGGATGGGGCTGCGCCTGACCCGGCTGGCTTGTCAACGAACACGATGAACAGGATGGAGCGCATGGAGTCGACGTTGCCGACGTACGAGAACATGGATAAGCCGTGGTCGCATGCGGCGCGCGGTGGCGCCCGCTCGACAACAGCGGTCAAGAGGCTGAAGAAGCGCGAGATCGACGGCGACGGCGACGGGATCATTGGGGAGTAAGCCATGTCGAGGTCGTACTACGGTCAGGGTCTTACGGAGCGGTTCTACCGCGCACACCGCCTCCTCATGCTGTCCATGGTGTACCTAATTAGGGCCGCGTGGAAGGGGCTAGGGCTCGACGGTGGCCGCAACGCGCCGGGTGTGGTGACGCGGTTTTTGGACCAGATGATTGACTTGTTGGAGTATTTCCACGAGTTGTCGCTGGCTATGTCGCATGACTACTACGTGACGTATTCACTGGTGGACTACCCGGAACGGCTATTGGTGCCACTGGTGGACGATGCGGGCGAGCCGTTTCGGGCGCGGTGGGGCGCGATGGATGTGCAGGTCGCCGAGGAGCTGGACGATCTGGCGGAGCCGATTTTGAAGGGCCGTGTCGCGGAGATCCCTGGCGCCACGGAAGTGATCGTCGACGAGAAGGCGCGCGCGGAGGTTCACGACGTTGACGCCTACCCGCGGGTCGCTGAGGTTATGGGCCCGGAGTTCGCCGGCGAGCTCGTTGAGGCGTCG